TTAGAAATAAGAAAAGTTGGGGCGGGCGTTAAGCACCCGCCCCATTATATTAATTAGTTATTAGCAGTACCATCATCTAGTTCTGGAATTAGACCCTGGTTATAGGCTTCCCAGCCGCTACCATCGTCTAGAGAACTATTGTAATAGATGCCCCAATAGTTTGGAGTAGTGAACATGCCGACACCAACCTTTACATAGCCCTGTAGGGTGAAAGAATTGTCGCCTTCATGATCGTCCCACTCACGGAAATATGGAGATCCTTCGAAAGCCATCTTAATTAGCTTTTCCTTACCGGCAGGTAGGACATAAGCAAAAGATGGATTCATAACTAACTTAGCGTTAGTCTCATCGGTAAAGGACTGAGGCATAACAATAACTGGTACGCCCTGGAACTTGCCGATATATCCGCGTTCACGAATATCGATCATATCCTGATCAGAAATCTTGCCGCCGACCCAAGATGGCTTTGCATTGCTATAAACAATAGCATTAACCATTTCAGCCGCGAACTCAGGTGTGCAATAAATAATTGGAGAACCATAAGCAGCAACTGTGTTGCAGAGTTTCTTCATAGAAACAGGATTGAAAGCATTAGCCGCAACCTTGTTACGAGAAGGACGCCCAGCGGCGTTCCAAGAAGCTAATAAGCACTCCTGAATCATCTCAAATAGACGATCAACAATACCTTCCTGAATTACTTCATAAATATCGGTCATGCTCTCTAGACCATCGAGATAACGCTCGAAGTCTACATATCCAGCGCCACCAATGGCCTGAATATATAGATCGAAGCGATCACGATCTAGACGGAAAGTCTCATAGTTACCGGACTCGGTAGCACGAGTAACAAACTGCTTGCCCCTCTGCTTGCCGCGAGTTACACGGAACTCAGGACGAGTACCCTGAGCGAAATGTAGGGTTTCAACAAACATATCTAGAGCGGACTGTACACTCTGCGGTAGTACTTCCTCTAGATTCTGCTCTAATAACTCAAAGATGTCTTCCTTGTTACGATTGAAGACGTGACGGTTAAAATGTTTGCCGTCTTTGGTCATTAGCTTAGCTAGCTCATCACGTAGAGCAGCTTCATAATCATAATCGGCGGCTGCGAACTCAGCAGGAACTTTACGTCCAAATACGCCGTTCATTAAAATGTGTAGATTATCCATAACGTTCGCACCTCCTTATTATAGACTTACAATCTGATACTTAACGCCTTTTCCGCCGTTAGGTATAGTGTAGTATTTTACAACTTTGGCATATGTGCCAGAAGCGGGCTTGGTCTTGGTAATCTGAGGAACTGGAGATCCAGCAGCTACCTTTACATATAGAGGCGTGGTAGCAATATCAGCTAGAGCTTCCTCTAGTTTAGCAAAAGTAGCAAACTCGGTATCATCATACTGTAGGCAATTTGTGGTGACTGTATCACCTAGACCAAATAGACCTAGACGAGGATAATCGCCAGCAACCTTGCGGCCAAACCTTTGTAGACCATAATGCATCATATCATATTCTTTTTCTGTGGTATAAACAATACCAATTGGGGAATCTGTAGCAGCAGCAGGAGCATTTAGAGCACCAGCAGCCTTGTCCCCGACTAGCCACATACCATTCTCACAAGGAGCATTTTTGGTAAATGCGGCGCCTAGTGGTACCTGAGAAACTACCATACCAGTCTTTGGGAAAGCTACCTGATTTAGTTCGAGGCTGGCATATAGCTTTTCGTCAGGATCACGATACTTTTCTACCATATCGCCAACTGGGTTGGTGATTGGGAATCTTTTCATCGCCATAACGTTTTCCTCCTTAATTCTTGCGGTACTTCTCCATGAGAAGTGCAAATTGATTTACGGGTGGTTCTGGTAGTGGAATAGCTTCGATATGATTTTCACTGCCAGCCATTTGTTTATTCGCAAAGCTAATGGCAAGTTTGCTTTCTAGCTCGCTATAGGAGAAGTTAGAAACCTCCTCACGAATTTTAGCAATTTCTTCCTCGTCAATAACTTTTTCATATTTTTCAATTAGTTGATTTTTCTTCTCTTCTTCAATCGCGGCCTGGTTAGCTTCATACTGAGCAATAGATCCTTCTAATTCAGTAATGCGATTGTTTGCGGTTTCAGTCGCGGCAGTAGCAGCAGCGAGTGCTTGCTCTAGCTCTGCGATCCGATTCTGAGCATTCTCGTAATTAGCAGTTAGCTCAGCATTAGCATTAGTTAATTCCGTAATAGAGTTTTGAAGAGCTTCAAAATCAATCGGCTCAGCCGCAGGTTCTTCAGCTACTGGCTCTGCTAACGCAGGATCATCTACTAATGGTAATTCTGGTTCAATAGCAGAAACAGGTTCTGGTTCAGTTGCAACTGGTTCAGTTACAGGCTCTTCTGCGGGAGTGCCTAGGTTATTTTCAAAATTTTCATCCATAGGTTGTTCTCCTCCCTCTTTATTATTTTCCGTCTCTTCGACTAATTCCTTCAAGCCGGATAAAAGTGAAGAGAACTTTTCATACTATGAAGCATAATTTTTATCTTCGTTAGAAAAGAAAGTAGATACGGAAAAACAAGGTTCATGGTTGCCTATAATGCATAGCCCCATTATAGACGCCTTTGTATAAACGAAGTATTCAGCATCTCCAATGTTCGCCCAATCGCCTTCAATAGATGCTCTATCCAATTCCATAGATTGATGCGAACCAACAACCAAATTAGCTTCATTAAAATATTTGTTAAATAATATTACAGAGAAAACGGCGTATTCACGCTCAATTCCATCTGTATCTTTGAAAGGCTGCCACCCCTCAAATGATTCTACGTAGCCATAAGCGCTAGCTAGTAGTGGGCCAGTATGCCCAGCCCAGGTTTTGGATTCTGGGTCAAAAAATCCAACAACTGGGGTATTTCCCGTGGTTGCACTGGCAATTAATTGTTCTGCAATCTCATCCGTAATGTAAGAGCCATTACGGTTGCCATATTTGGTGAAAACCCCGACCTTGAGACGGCCCAGCTCCGGATTTGTGCTAGATATTGGCGTCGTAGGAGAAGCGATAACAACACTATCAAAATAAATAGGTATTTGTTTATCCATAATGAATCTCCTTAACCCATGGCCGCAATATTGGCCTGAGTTTTCTCAGATTTTTCTTCATCAGGTAACTCAGGGCGGCCACCTTTGTTGCCCACTGTTACTGATGTTTTCTACTTCCCACCTGCTCCGCCGGAACCTTCGCCACCGCCAGGAGTAGTATAAGCTGATTGCAATGGAATCATCTTATCAGCCATATGTAGGAAGTCGTTTTCAAAGTTCATTAAGCTTAGCTAAGCTAATTGCTTAATACCGCTGGCTACACCAGCTCTCATTTTGGAATAACCATACTGTGCACCCTAGAAGTACATGCTCTGATAGTCTTTGATATTGAACATAGTAGTGGGTAAGATTTCAAAGTCGAATGATAGCCCAGTGCGTGAAAAGCGCTGATTGATCTGAAATCTTATCCACGTACTATACATATTCAAATAACTTTTCATAAGACTTTCATCCTTTTTAATACTATATGCTAGAGTCGAACTGTTCTCTGCATTAAATAGAATAGAGCCTCTTCCTAGAGCATTCCAAGCATTTTTAGCATATTTATCAATACGATCGGCAGACTAAGACGCGGCAGAGGAGTCCTGGAGACTCTCCAATGTCGTTTCACCAAAGGTGGTCAGTACATCTACTGTGTCTAAATCTTGCAGCATTTGCGCTACTCCTGCGTGGATATTTTCAACTTCTTCTAACTCAAATACTAATTCGCCATTGCTATCTATTGGCATGCGTTGAATTAGTAATTTGTATAGTTCATTTTCGTCCCGCTTTTCTTCACGGCTAACTGCATCTTTCAGCTTACGTAATTGAGGTATCGCCGCAATGAGTAATGGTGTCTAATCGTCTGCGAAACAAAAGTTAATGCCGCCGTCGGCGGATGAAATCATAACCCATGGATCCTGCGTTTTCTTATCTTTCCAATTTTTCCACGCTTTTTTAACAACTTCTGGAAAAGTTGCAAGCATACGTGCTCTTTCAGTTTCATCAGAAAAACGGCGTTCAAAATAGGTTACGTTAAATTCAAGAATGTTTAAATTATTATAATCCTTGAATCTCGTGCGGCAATACTCAAGTGGCAAATCCTAAATGGATTTTTTATCGCCTAATTCGCGCAATATACCATTATACATTCCATTGATTAACCAAGATTTTGTAATGCGAATAAATGTATTGCGTACATCTAGTCCATCAACAAAATCACATGCATTGTAAAATGCTTTTATAATCTAAGCCTTTGAACCTTTGCCTTCTTCAAACACGGGGGTGACAATAGTATCATAAAAAGGTAAGGTGGCTAGGTAATCGATATTCTCTCGATATTCACTGTTCGTGCGATAATAATAGCGAGATAACTACCGCAACGAATCTAAATCTCCAGAACGAATTATATCTTCAATTTCTTCTAGCGAGAAATCGTGATCTCCAACTGAATTAGATCGCGCATTTGAACCGTAGCGACCGATTCGATAGCTATCTATAGGTACAGAAAAAACACGATTATTTTGAGCAAATTGAATATATGGTTTAAACGAAGATTTCATAAACCTCACCCCCTACTTTTAGGACTGAAGAAAGCATATTGATTTATCTTTTTCTTCCGTTTTTTAAAAATTTCTTTATCTTCATAATATTTAATTCTATAAAGAGAATATTCTAATGCGCTAAAACGGTCTTTTTCGATAGATCGTGAAATTCTTTCCACCTTATATTTATTTTCCACCCCTGTAGGCTTTAGGCGCAAATTATTAAGTTCATCCATTAGACGAGAAGTCATTTCATAGGGTAATAAGAAAACTCGTCTATCGTAAGGTGTCATTTTTTGTCCTTTTTTAGTTTTCATTAACTTGTCCTTTACGATGCGTTCGTGCGCGAGGAATGAAACGGAACCTGTATTCACCGCGGTTAAGAACGCCGCATGAATGGCGTCTTCATTAGAAGAACCAGCTTTAATATCATAAAGAATAGCATTATAAGCGGGCGCAGGCTCATCTTGCTCTACCTTTAATTCTGGCGGCAAATGATTCTCATTATTAAAAGTATAATAGGCTGGGAACTATTCACCAGTTTTTGAATCAAAGGATGGAACCGCCATTGCGTCCATAAGACCAATACCTGGGCCGTTACCGTCAATGACAACCTCACGAGGATTATATAACTAAATAAGTTTTTTGATACGGGGCGCCTAATCTGTAATGTAGTTGGCGCCATTTATAACTTCGGTATATACTACATTTTTTCTATAACGCTAGTCATTTGGTAGGACTTTAATTACCATGATAGCGGTATTCGCGCTATAACGACCAACGTCAACACCAATAAGGTACCAAGCATTTGGACAATTGTCACTGTAGTAAGCTTGACGTTCACATTTTAATAACGACCGATGTTTATTTAGACGACGTGAGTCAAGCCAAGCATCCTCATTATTACCACTCCATATTGATAGAGATTCGCGCGCAAATGATTCTTCACTTACGGTATTAGAATAACGCTAATCCATTAAGGTTGCTTTATCTAATAGCCCATAATGTAACGGGACTTCATAGGAAAGACCCCATGAGAAGTATTCCTTCGGGCGCAAGACAGCATTGACAGTAATTTCAATTAGCTTCTAATACATAAATACAGTGCGCTCTGCGGCAGTAGTGATGAAGACCTGGGAAGCAGAAGGTTCATCTGGATTTAAGGTTCCATCTACTTCTCTGCGCGCAATGTTCATTTGCGGCCATAGGACTTCGTTAAATGCTACTTCTTCAATTAGCGCGGCTTCTTCTAGGATTGCAGAGGTTGCGCGCAATCCACGACTTGTGTCTTTGGAGACGACAGAAATCATAGAACCATTCTTTAAGAAAATTTCATAGTAGTTAGAGCTGGATTTAACGCCAGTTTTTCCGTCATCTGCGCGCGTTTTAAGCTCCTTGCGCAGAAGAGGCCAGTGCCTGAATATCTCTTCAAACTTGGCTTCTGCGATTTTAATAACTGTCCCCTTAACATCAGAGGCAATCATGATTGTGGAGCCGGGCAATAATACTGCTCTTACTAATGCGCTCAGATAGGCTGTAAAAGATTTGGAGGTCGCGCGCGTAGCAGTCCAGAAAGTGTATCTGTAGCGCATAGCCGCGCGCAATTCAATGCGCTAAAAGGGCATTAAATGAAAATGCTTAGCATCCGTCTAATCTTGTATTACATCCAGAAAAAGGTCTGGATACAGTATCCAAAGATTTAAATACTTAGTAATAAGTTCCTAGTTGTTATCAAGAAAAGTACGAGTAAGTGTAACTCCCTTCTCAATTGGTATGCCATCGCGCAAGAGGACTTCTTCACTCATCTAATCCCCCCTATAGCTCTGCGGCAAGGTCGCTATCACCTTCATACTCCACGTCTGCGGTTTCATCGAATTCGACTTTCTCGTTTTCAATTTCTTCCAGACGTTCAGTCATATTATACTTTGCGCGCTTGTCTTCAACCTATTCGGCGAAATTGCCTTCGTTACGAACTAGGCGCTATAGATAGTTTTGGATATTTTCCATCATAAAGTCAATAGAATCTTGCGGCTCGGTGTGCCAATTGGGATGCCATCCCTTCTTTCCATAATAGACCATAAGTTCTCCAACGGACTCAAAGTCAGCTGCGCTTTTGGCATTGGAGGCTTCAAAGTGATAGGTTTTTACAATGTCGTCGGCCTATTTCATCATCTTAGAAACATCCATATTTTCGCGCAGGCCCTACTTAATATGCCATTGAAGTTCGCAAAAGTCTCGCGCCTTTTCCTAAAGAATGGGAGTTGAGACGTTCTGAGTGGCAACAATTTCATTATAGAAATTATCAAGCCATAGGAGCTCCGCGGGCTTATAGGTTGGGCCCCATACTTTTTTGAGGGACTTCATACGGGCTTCAGAAATAGCCTTAATCTCATCATCAATGGTGCCCTCTTTTCGCGCGAGCTCCCATCGCGCATTTTCCTCCTACCAGGTTAGGGCTGAATAATGGTCGTCATATAGCATATTGAAGTAGGCGGTAAATGTCCTATCCTAATGTTGGGCATAAAGTTGCGTCCATTTATTAAGGTCGAATGGTAGGTCTAGCCAACGGAGGACCCTATCAACTTCTCCCAAATTATCTTGCGGCGTAGTTGCCTCTAAGCACGCAGTACAAATAAGGGAGCGATGCGCTGGGAAGAAACGAGATGGAGTATGCGCGAATGCCTCAATTGGCTTTTCTTGCTTACAGCGCAGGCATTTACGAGGTTTTCTGTCTTCCATCTATATCTCTCACCTCCCCACGCTGAATACGGCGCTTGCGCTCACATTCGCGGCAGCGAGATTGGAAACCATCTTTGCGGCCCGAATTCTTTGTATAGAATAGGGGATGCTTGGGTAGCAACCTGCCGCATTCCTTACACATTTTTAGTTCTTCTTTCGGAGTCTCGCATAATAGGCGATTGCGAAGGGCTTCGCGCGCAATTTCCTTTGGAATGTCGTTGGCGATTAGGGTGCTTAGGTAGTAGGCATTATATGTGAAGCCAAACTCCTACATAAGTTCTTCGCATATTTGGTCGCGCGGCATTTGTATTAGTACTTTATCGACAATGGCGCGGCGCACGGGTGTTAATGGGGTCATTTGGATGTAGCGTTCGAGGTCCCAGATAAGAGTGCGGCCGTAGGTATCTAATTTCTCCTTCAACTATTCCTTAATGGGGAGATAGTTTAGGAGTAAAAAATAGATATGCTTATAATTTTCCCAGTCAAACTAGTGGTTACAAATGACCCATTTTACCTCTAACTAATCCCCTTCCCCACGGGTCTCATAGTCTTCTATATTAGAGGAGACTTTGGAGGTATAGGAATGAGTGACACGATACTACCATTTGTTATACGGAAGCCAGTAAGCGGATGCGCCATCCCAGTCGTAGAATTGCGGCTTGGGGTGGTCTAACTTTTGGAAATGTATTTGCGGCTTATAGGCATCTTTTAAGTAGTATTGGGTTCTCTTCATATCAATTAAGTTATGTTTGAGACG